CCTAGCAGTTTCATGATATCATCTTCAACCACTTCTCCTAGAAAATTCTCTCCATTCCATATAGTATAGCAAAAAGCTCTACTATGATTCTTGTAAATGCTAACTGTTAAACATTCCATTTTTTCGCATTTCTTCATATTGGTCTTTGGGGTCGGTTTTAATTTCATATTCTTTTATTTTTTTAAGTATTTTATCTGCATCTATATATGTTAAAATATCTAACGAGTTCATTATTTCCTGTTGCTCTGATGTTGATATGGCTGTTCGGTGTAAGAGGTTCTCAATGCAGCTAATCTTCCACATCTCTGCTTCTAATGGTTTCCCATCAAGAACCTCATCCATCCAATCCATTAGTCGGCAAGTTCATCTTGTCCAAACACTCCTTGCTCATAGAATCCTGCAATCTTTAAAACAACTCTACTCATAGCTCTTTTCTCAGCCATAGCTACAGGGAATTTCTTAGCACCACCCATAAGGTTATTATCTGCAGCTTCTCCGAAACTCATCATATTTCTAACATCATGTTCTCCTGTTCCTGTTCTCATACTAGCAGTAGCTCTTATCACTACCCACTCAGGAGTCATTGTAACAGGCTCGTAAGCTACCTGAATGTTTTGTCTTGAAACAATCTTATCTATTCCTGACCTTTTAATAATTACAAAACCTCTTGGGTCTTTGTGAACATCTTCTTTGACCAACCCATTAGCTAGGAATAATCTTTTTAATGTTTCTTCTTTAGTTTCTTTTACCATAGTTGCTTCTTCTAAATTTACTTTTTTCACTTTATTATTGATTTGATTAATACTCGTTTCTTCATTAGCAAGTTCTTGCTCCTTCATTTCCATATAAATATCTTTCTGCCTACCCATTACTTTGAATCTTTATTTGTTATACTATTTAAGTAATCCATAAATTCATCTACCATATTTTTTTCAGGACTTAAAGTATCTATTATATCTTTATAATCTGATGATAATTTATATTCAGATATATTAGCCATCCTTGTCTTACCATCTTTATTCTTATACCTAGTTGGCACATCTAACCTAGTAGACTCTATATTGTGTCCTTGATTTCTTAGGGAATGAATTACTGCAGCTAATCTATATGTTCCGTATTCATTAATAGCTTCTTTTTGTGTAAGCTTTCTACCATCTTTTAAGTGTTGTAGAATATCACTCGTTTGTGTTTTTACCATTTTAAAATAGTTTTAGTTAGTAATTATACTCTTTCTGAATTATCTGCAACAGAACAATCTCCTGAACAATAACTTATATCATCAATTAAATCCTCTCCACAAAATCCACAACTGTGAGTTTCATCTTCAGGAACTTCAAACCAATCCTCACATTCATCACATACATATCCTTCTGCTTCTGTATGTTCTTTACAATCATAGCATAGTCCACTATCTGAAATGCGAGCAGTACAGCATGCACTTACATCATCTAATTCGTAAGTTGAGTTACAACAAGGGCTTGTTTGTGTTTTTGACATTGTGTTTTTGAGTTTAGTTAGTTGTTAGTCTGTCTTAAATTCTGTGCAAAGATACAACAATTTTTTAAACTACCAAAATATTTACAATGTTTTTTCTAAATAATATATAAATACTTTATGTTTAACCTAGTATTTATCTTTAACCTTATCTTTCTCTTTAACCTTATCTTTATCTTTAAGAGTATTAAATACCCTATAGATAGAGTTATTAAAGGGTTTAAATTTTAGAAGTAATGAACAAGCCTAGCTATCTGACCTGAATTTTTTGAATGAATAAAGCCTTCAACTGCAGGAGATGAAATGAATCCTTTACCTGCGTGCCAACTATCAGCAGCAGAAGGACTACGCATATACTCAACAGTACAACCTATAAAGTCTTTACCATCTAACCACTTATATTTAACTTTATGATGTATATGATGAAGATACCAATATCTATGACTTGTTTCTGACCATTCTTTTGGTTTCTCATTAGCCATTAACATAGGAAGTAAATCCATCTTAGCACCATCTCCATGTTCTAAACCTATAAGATTAGAGCCATACTTGTAATACTTACGATTAGCAACTGATATGTCAAAAGAAACATCATCAGCTTTTCTAAACCAAGATTGTAATGCGTGAGCTAAATGGAATCCACTTTGGAAGTCGTGATTAGACATTGAATGAACAACATCTACAGGTGCAACTTGTCTAAGAATCTCAACACATTTAACATAAAGCTCTAATGCTATCTCATAATGTTGCCACCATTTCTTATCTGTGTCCTGATATGTACCTCTAGTAGTTGTAGAAAGAACGCCATCTGTATGTAGTATGTCATTACCAATACAGAATAATACCCTATCAACATTAAATCCTTGAGATTTGCTTATAAGACCTTCAATGCCTTCTAATACTCTAGCACAGGCTATCTCTGTATTATAATCTTCTCCTGTTTCTGAAGCAACTGCTAGTTTTCCAATATGAATATCAGCAGGATTTATGATCAATAAATTATCCCCCTTTACTCTTTTGATTTTAGGGTAAGTAGGTGCGTGATTATCTATAAGAGCTTTAACATCTTCTAATAAATCTGTTTGTTCAATAGCAGATTGCTCTTTAGTTACTATAGAAAAGCGTAAATCCCCTCCCATATTCTGCCAATGCTTAACACTAACAATATCTTTTTTATCTATACCTCTATCTTGTAGATGTATGTCTAAAGCAGTATTTCCGTTAATATTATCTAAATCTTCCCCTCTTGATTCATTGATTAATTCAACCTCATCAGATGATAGCCTTAGTCTTTTGCCTGATTTTTTCATATTCAAATTTAATTAAAATAATTATATATATAAAAAAAAAGTGAGAAGTTATTAACCTCTCACTCTTAACTACTAACTATTCCTAAATGAAAACACTCATTCAAGGAATACAAACATACACTATTTTTTTGATGAATCAGCAATTCCCTGTCCTAATATCAAAACAAGTAAAGCATGATATAAATCTGTTGCAGTTGAAACATCTACTCCTAAATAAGTAACTAGAGCAGGAACTACTACTGCTGAAATAGCATACCAGAATTTCTTACTCTTTAACATTGCTTTAATTAACCAATTTTTCATTTTCTTTTATTTTTTAAATTATTATTACTAAAGCTTATAGGATATTCCTAAACTAAACTTACCGCTATCTTCAACTTCTGAATCCAAATTTACACTATAATTTGGCTCTACATACATATTGCCCCAAAAGCTTACAGAATAACCAACCCCAACTCTAGCGTTGTCAAATGTATTTTCTTTTGGTAAATCTGCAGATAGATATAAATTATCATTCATATTATATCTAACGAACACATCATAATCATCTCCACTTTTTCTTAACCCAATCATATAGCCACCATCTAAGGAATATCCTATACCCATACTGTTTGTTATATTTTCGGTCGCCCAACCTTCATTATCAGTTGGAAAATCTATGTTGCTAATTACCGTATATTGCGCTGAAGCACATAACGAAGTCAAAACAACCACCACCATTAAAACTATTTTTTTCATTTTTATCTATTTTTAATTATTAAATTTATTTTTTTACTTAATTGATTACCTAAAATATAATCCATTAGGTAAGCGTGAGCCAGTTTACTTTCTAAAATTTTATCAGAACTCTGTGCTCTATGAGTTCCTGTCAATATACACCCTCTACTATCAGAAGGGTAATTTCCCCTATGAAAAAGGATACAACTCCTATCAGGGACATCTTGAACTAGCAAGTGGACATAATCTCTACTTCCACTTTCTCTAGCTAATCTTACCCTACAAGCATATTCTCCTTCAGGGATGCAAGATACACTTTTTTCGTTGTCCCTCCACGCTAGCTCTAGTGTATGTGAAATAAATTCTGCATTGCAATAGAGCTTTCCAATTACTGATTTATTAGTAAAAGTATCTCTGATTAGCAATAGGTTAGCCCTACCTTCCTTGTCCTCTATATTTTTTCTTATAGCCATTTTGACATTTTGAAGAATTTTTGCTATGCACACCTTTCCTTTTTTTTTGACGATTTCCCCTAAATGTAAGTGTGGATTGTTTTGCCATTACGACGACACACCACCTTTAGTAACCGCAATATATTCAATGTCTATACTATCATCAGCACTAGCACTTTGTCCATTTATTTCCTGTATATCAAGAAAAGTTACCAATCCTGAAGCTGCTAAGCTATCAATCTCTGGACTCATTAATAAAAATGTTTCTCCTGCCTCAACATTAATATATACATAATCAGCGCCATCTCCAAGCTCTAATGTTAGGGCATTAATAGTGTCTGTGTTTGTAATTCTAAAATAAGAATAGTCTGCTACAATCACTTGACCTCTAGCATCCAAAGTAGATAGCTTAAGGATTGTTGTGAAAGATGTACCTGCTATCCCCTTACCTAAAATTGTCATTATCCTTTGGTCAACCTTTCCATTACCCGCAAAGGATTTTGAAATAGTATTTCCATACTCCACACCATTTAAAGAAATACTTTCACTTATCCTAACAATTAAGTCTGTTTGTGTTATTGTCCCTGCCATCTTATTTTCTTTTTAATTTTATAAATTTATATATTGTAAAGGCTATTGCCAATAAAGTTGATGTAAAAAGCAAATACTCATTACACTCACTCAAGCTCAACCCTATTACACCCCCATTTGCAGCTAAAACCTCAACCGTATCTTTCATGTTCCCGTTCATTATTGTTCTCATTTTTATGTTGTTCTATATCCTATTAGTGATATTTTAATTCCTGTTGCTAGAGTGCCTGCTACTGCAGTAACATCAAAAGTAATCACAGCATCATTTGCTAAAGCGTAATCTGATATAACCAAAGGAACTGCGGCCGTAACAGATGTTTGTTCTGACGCGTCTACAGTTATAAGAGTAGAAAGAACGCTTACTCCTCCCTCCAATACATCTATAGTGGTTTCTCCTGTTGAAGCTGTATTAAACCCAACCCTAATATCTGTTAGTCTAAAATCATAAGGCATCCGTATAAAATCTATTCCTGCTGCTACAGCCACAGCAGTAGTAGGGGTATAACTCCTTAATATAAATGTTTCTAAAGAATGACTCCAAGAAAGGGCTCCCCCCCTGTCATCATAAGTAACTCCATTTAATTTCCCTAAATAAGTATTGTTATCTG